CAGCGTATTTAATGGCTGGCCTTTTTCTGCCCTTTGGCAAAGTACATGAAACGGTACTCTTGATGTCTTGGCGATGTGCGCCAGGTTGTCGTAATCAATATTATTGATAATCGACATTTCGATACTCCTTGTGCTTGGCCCATTGGATTTGAACGTGGCTCTTTGCGCGCCAGAACTATGCAAGGTAATTACTCTTGCGTCCGCTTCTGTGGATTGACCATCAGAGCCACGATTAAATACAACAAGAATTGCCCTTTAGTTTCGCTTCTAGGAGATTTTGAGTGCCTGAATAGGCTTAGAGAGGAAAGGAAGCTTGTCAAGATTCATCTGTTTTTGATTGCAAAAAAAGACGAGCAGAGCGTCCATGCTCTGACCGCGTTCCGCGATGCGATCGCGAAGGTTGCGTGCAACCTCAGCTTCCGGCGAGTCGGTCTTACCGGAAGTGGCTACCGGACGCGGATAACGATCGCCGGTGACTGCACAGTAAAGCTGCTCCGTCCATTCCTGGAGTGCTTTCCGGTAAGACTGCTGAACGTCCATCTGACACGCCCAATTGATACGAGCGTGTAAGGTGTCCTGCGTTTTCTGATTCGATGCGGTGGATGCATCACGTTCAGCGGCTTGATCGACCTGATCCAATGCCCGGTTAAGCATCGTCTGCCCGTTACCCGTATAACCTTGGATTACGTTGTAGCAGAGTGAACCGATCAAGCCCTTAAGGACGAAGGTGGCTGCGTCAGCCGCAACCACTTCGCGATCGATCATGACGCCTTCACCGTCATAATCCTTAAAGACTCCCTCAACCGGTAGCTCGTTGATGATCGTTTCGATAGCCGCTTTCAGCGGGATCGAAACTTCTTTCATCGCTTTCAGTGCGTCATGATCAAGTCCGGATTCTTCCACTTTGTCTGTATTTGCGTTCATTTGCTAAGTCCTCTTGAGTTTATCGAACAAAGAATACTTGGCAGGGGTTTACTCGTGGCGGTGACTGCGATACAGCGACTCAATCGAGGACGCACTTGAAGCTAAAGTACGTCGGCGGGACCGGCTCTGCCGGTCGTCACTTGCGTTCCGACGCGCAGATTCCCGGCGCATCCGGGCTTTATGGGTTTTGCTCGCTTGTATTCACAAGCGGGTTTGGGAACGCTCTTGCACGATGACCCTGCATTACCTGGCCGTAGTGTTTATGCGCTAATGTATCTCCAAGAGCGTTCCTTACCACGCAAACCCACCGCAGCAAATCGGGTTGTGTGTACCGATTTGTGAAGCCCGGAATCAATTGCGCCCTGCGTTTAGCTCGTTTAAGTAGCGCAACGCGCTTCCTTAATCTCACTTATCCACAGGCTATGATCTTGATTTCGTTCGTAGTGCGTAAAAGCAACTTGACAGCCACTTGGCATGGATGGTGCAGTTACTTCAGGTAGCGCAGTCGCTTGCCGCGAACGATCTCAAGATCAAGCTCATTGGAGTATACAGATGTCTCGTCAGCGAATGCCCGCTACAGTAGATGCCGATAGGCCACTCACCCCACAACAGAAGAAGATCGTAGACCACATATTAACGACTGGTGATACGATCATCAAAGCGTCCGAGAAGTTAGGCATTGATCGTAATAACATCTACCGAACTCTGCGAAAGCCACACGTTAAGAAGGAGTTACATGCCAGGACGCTGGAACATATCGGCATCCTCGCTCCTTACGCAGCTCGAACACAGGAGCAGCTACTTCTCGCAGACTCCGACCACGTTCGGGCAGCCGTTGCCGAGAACATCTTAGACAGACATCTTGGCAAGCCAGTCATGAGGCAGCACATTGCACTTCAAGGACAAATCAATGTGTCTATCGATCTCACCTAAACGGCATGGGGGTTAAAAACGAGGTCACTTTCATAGGTATCTCCCCCCATTCACACACCTTTTCCAATTTCCCTTTTTCATCTTCTGGGCGTATAGTTTTTCTGGGCTATGTGGGGATTGTGATATGAGTAAAGACGACAAGGTTGTTAAGTTACGCAGGAAGGCTCGCGGGTTTTTATCTGCTGGTATGGTGAACAATGAGATGGAATCTCTGTTCTTTGAAGACGATGAGGAATTTGAGCCAGCCAATTATTTTTTTGGTGGTTTAGAGGATGGGGATTACAAGGTGCTGAAGTTGTTCTTGTTATCGTCATTGGCCCTGGATGCTGAAAACAGGACTGAGGCTTTGGAGCGCATAGCTGATAGCTTGCAGGATTTAGTGGATCAGAAATGAACGAGATGAAACCAGACATTCAGTATTTACCCTGTGATTATTGTCATAAGGATATGACTCAGCAGGAGTATCTTGAACATGCTTGTGATGGTTTGAGTGGCAAGAACCCGATGCAGGAAAAGCTCAGGAATGCCAAGTGGAGAACGCCGAGTGGTATGCTTACGGCGATAGGTTCGATTGCCAACATGCGCAAGCCTACTTTGTGGGAGCGTATCAAGGACTGGTTCTGGCATGAGTAATGCTCCTGAAATGCTCAAGCGCATCACCAAGGGTGCATTACGTGGTGAGCTCGATCCGGCAAGGATCTTTGGTCCTCGATCTTCTGAGATCAGAGATAATGCTACTGAACGCCAGCGCAGGGCCGACCAGATATATTTCGAGAAAAATAATAAATTGCTGTTAGCTCATGGCGGCAGCACTGACGACCCCACCAAGCAAATCAAACGACTTACCGGCTCGCCGGCGCTCAAGTCGCTGAGTCCATTTGCGCCACCCGGAATACTTATCAGGGCTATCAATGCAGCCACAGAGGTTGCTGCTGGTGGCGGCAAGGGCAAGAAGTTCGGTAAGAAAGATCCAGTCCCCACGCAGGTATCGACCAGGCTGAGTTCGATACTCGGGCCGAAGGTCAATGGTTGACACAACTCGCAAGGGTGTTGCTCAGTATTTGAGCATTGCGGAAGTCCGCCGCACTGACGCCAATAAGAACTACATTGTCGCTGATGGTGCGAGCCCGATACTGGTTTTAGTGACTTCTTTGATCGCCGGGGGTAATATCATCGGCGTGAGGACTGCGGGGCCGGTAACAGTTCAATTACCACTTGAGGCGACTGAGGAACAAGTGATTACCGTCAGTGACGAGCGGGGAACCGCCGGCGTTGACAACATCACCATAGAGATCGTATGAATGTCCTCAAAATTTGTATCAGATGAAAGTCAGTTACAACTCGGCGGCGTGATCTGCAACCCTGACGGAACGATCAAGCAAACGATTAAACTGAAAAGCCGCGTTCCGGCTGCACCGCGCCGCCGCTTTATCCCCTTACCCTGTGTTCTGAGACACGACAATGACGCGCGCGATGTTATTGCTGACGCGCTCTGCGATCTGTTCGATGTTGGCTCACTCAACTCGCAGGGACGTATCAGGATCTACACCACAGGTGGCATTACCCTTTTGGCTACCGTCCTGATGGCAAACCCCGCTTTCACAAATGCCGTTAATGGCGTGTCGCCAGGTTTCGATCTGCCGTGGCGCGATATGCTGGCGTCCGGTTCCGGCCTTGCCGCTGAGTTCATTGCGATTGATCGTAATGAGACAGTCATACTCACTGGCGATGTTGCTATTGCCGGGGGTGAGCTCAATTTTCCACAACTCGAGATTGCACAAAACGATATCGTCAAGATACTCTCTGCAACCTACACCGCAGCACCATAGAGGAAATACCATGAAATCCTTACACACGTTCTTTTTTGATCTTCGCTATGCCGCATTGCGGTTGTTCCTTCCGATGGCTGAGTTCTCGACCTTCCTTGAGGACGAGCTGTACGATCATTTATTCCGCAACCTTACGTGGACTGATCCGACGACTGTGTATGCCGCCTTGTTTGACGGCACTGCCAGTACCGGAAACCTCGAAGCGGGTACGCTGACCGGCGAGATCGTCGGCAATGGTTACACCCGTATGGCCATTACCTTTGGCGCACCGACTGCTGGCCTTGCCTCTAACTCGGCGGCGGTCACTTTCCCGGCAGCATCCGGCGGCAATTGGGGCACGATCACCTACATGGCGATCATGGATGCCAGTTCAGCCGGTAATGTCCTGATGTACACGGCTCTGGATTCAACCGTAGAGATTAACGACGGCAACCAGTTCCAGTTCAACATCGGTGATATCGATGCTGATTTCAAACCAGCCGGTTCGGAAATTGCTACGGCACTGGCAAACTCGCTGGCCGATCACGTATTACGCGATACGCCATACACCAGCCCGGCGAACGTCTACCTTGCGATGTTTACCAGTACGGCGGTTGAAGCCGAGCTTGAAGCGTCGACCTGGACCAACGAAGTTGGCGCCTCCCGCGGCTATGCTCACTTGGCATTGACGGCAACGGCTCCGAGTGATGGTGCTGGTTCAAACTCCGGCGATCATACCTTTGCAGTGGCCGTAACGACCAATTGGGGTACGCTCAGGTGGGTTGCCATTTGCGATAACGCGACCCTGGCAACGGGCGATGTGATGGTTTACACGCAACTGGATTCAGACGTTGTTATCAACATCGGTAATACGCTGCAATTCAACAGCGGAGATCTGGACATACAAATTCAATAGGAGAACCGCATGAGCAGTTCAGTTGCATTACCATTAGCAGAGGAAGTGGTGGTCGGAATTGGTTCCGGGCCGGGCGCTACTACCGGCGTTCACCTTCTCAATTCTGCGCTTTCTTTTATCTTGGAAGTAACGGCGAAGGCAGGTACAAACCCGACCCTCGATGTCGATATCGAAGTACTCGATGAGATCAGTGGTAATTGGTTTGTGCTGGACTCGTTCGCGCAAAAGGTTGCCGAGGGGTTTGAGCGCCTTGCTGCGGTGTCAATTCCAGAAGGGCGGATTCGCGCAGTCTGGACAATTGGCGGTACGGACACGCCGACCTTTAGTTTTACAGTGAGTTGTAACGGCAAGACTGTATAGGCATGACGTTTCTGGCCTCTGGTGGGATTGTTGCTAGTCGGGTTGATGATTTTAGTATTGACCCGATTAGTAACATCATCCTGGCAGTAGATGAAACTCACGATATGGATCAATACATCGTTGATCCGGCCAATGCCATTCAATCAAGTCTCGTGTTGGGCTTAACCGATAAAGCCAGTTACGATCCCATCACCCGACGTTTAACCGGACTTGCGCCCGGAACAGAATCGAATTTGCAATTATCAGTTTCGGATGAACTGACATTTGCTCATCCATGGATCTATGATTCCACGTTAATTACAGGTGGTCGTGGGCTCGATCCAATTTTTTGCGACTCGCTTGCGAATAGTGGTGCAGGCACGATCTATGCAATCAGTCGCGGACTAAACGGCCACACGGCAGGTGGGCCGGTACTGTTTGAAGAAGGCGGTATTCAAGATCGCGACGGTACATCCAACACCATAAGAGAACTTGTTGGTAATCGTACCTACCATGGACAGACCGCGCCTGGAGGTTTCAATATTCATGGACGCTCAGCGATATTAAAAACCTATGCTGATAATGTTCTTTGGAGACACCTTCGAGTACGCGGAACTGATACGGCTGGTGATCCAACCGCGAATCTTCGTGACTGCGCATTATCCGAATCAGCTAGTAACTTTCTTTTCGATCATTGTTCTTTTGCCTATTCATCGGATGAAATTGTCTCGGCCTACTTAGAAGGGCTCGGCGGCGATAACATGGGTTTCTTTCGTTGC